CAGAGGACATCATGGCAGACAAGTTGCAGCTCGAGAACGCGGGCGACGAGGCGACCATCACCATCGTCGCGGTGAAGGAAGTCGCCACCAAGTTTGGCAACAAGGTCGTCTTCGCTGGCATGGACGAGGATGGGCACGCGGTCGAGACGCCGCTCATCTCGGACACCACCGCCGACAAGCAGCTCGAGCGGCTCGGGCTCGATCGGACATCCTGCGTGGCCGAGACCATTCGGTTCTCGCGTGCGGCCAACCCCTCCGGCAAGCCGTACTGGAATCTCGACGTCGGCACGGGCAAGCGCCCGCCGTCTAAGCGCATGGCTCCCCCGACCACGGAAGTCGTCGGCAAGTCGGCCCCCAGCTCTGGTGGTGTCGCGCCCCTCGCCGATCGCCGCGCCCAGCTGGCCACGGACTATTGCAACCTCATCAAGTTCGTGAAGAAGAACAGCGAGCTCGCGGACGACAGCGCCGTGCAAGCCGCTGCCGCCACCATCTGGATCTCGTGGCGCGACCACAGCGTGCAGGCGAAGCCGATCGCCCCGGCCCCGGTCGAGCAGGCTCCGGCCATCCCAACGACGCCGCCGCCGTCTGGCAAGCGCATGCCAGCGCCGGACTTCAAGGTGCCGGACACTCTGCCCGAGTCGAACCTCGGCGAAGACGACCTGCCCTTCTGACCATGGCACGCTACGACACCGTCGAACACCCGGAAGACGGGCTGCCGGGACACTGGGAGTCGCGACACACTAGCGAGCCCACGGCCAAGGGATACGAGACGATCGACGTCTGGGTGCCGCACTGCCCGTATCACCGCGACGAGCTGCTGCCATGTCACATCTGCATGGCCGCAGGGCTCGGCGACGACGAGGGGTGGGAGTGATGGACTACGTCTGGCACCTCATCAACCCAGATAGTTCGGTGGTCCGTAGCGTGAAGGCGGAGCATCTCCAGCAGGCCCGCCTTCGCCTCGCGCCGATCGAGTCGCATCAGCTTGTCGTGAGCGCCATCAGCCATGACGTGAAGGAGACACGAGAGGTCGTTGCGTCTCGGCAGGGGCGCTGCGACATCTGCGGCAACTTCATGCACGGCGAGCGGGCTGGGATTTACAACAACACGCACCGCTACTGCTACGAGAACGACCGAAAGAAGAACATGTCCCCCGCCGAACGAGCCGCCTACACGGCCAAGCGACGGGAGTACCGCGAAGCCGCAGCCGAACGGGCGCTCATCAAACCCGCCAGCAACTACGGCCGTCGGCCCACCTAACGGAGCACACACATGAGCAAGTACACCATCGCCCAAGCGGCCCACCGCATCGGCGTCAGTAAGCAGACCATCCTGCGCTGGTCGCAGGACGGCACGATCAATCTTGATGCGGTCCACCGCGAGCGATCCAAAGGGCGGCACGGGTTCCGCATTCTCATCGACGCTGCCGAGATCGAGAAGTTCCCCGTCAGCACGAAGCTGCAGGTGTCGGACGAGGTGCGAGCGATGATCGAGGCCCGGCTCACCCCGGAGGTCGCTCATGGCGGGTGACTTCGACCTGAGTGACGACGACTATCGTGAGGCCACGACCTGCGTCACCTGCCATGCACCGATGCCGGAAGGGAAGCCGACCTGCGAGCGCTGCCGAGCACAGCCTGCTCGACTCCCCGACGCGGACTGACCAATGGCTCGATATGGCACCGACAGCATAGGCCGGGAGCGCATCAACTATCCCGGTCACATCTTGCTCAAGCGAGCGATGAAACTGCACGGCGGAACGATCGATGACTTTGCAAAGGACGTGCTGGGCCGGAGTCGTGTCAGTATCTGGCGCTGGCTGCGTGTCATTACGCCGATCCCGCAAGCGGTCCAGCAACGACTCCGCACTTACTGCGCCGAAATGAAAGCGAGGAAGACCAATGCCGATTGATGAGATCGAAGCACGGCTGGCCAAGCAAACACTGCAGGAGCGGGTCGCTGGTCGCGTTGTGCCGCTCCCGATACACCTGAACACGCAGCATCAAGGCAACCGCGTCATCTCGCGGTTCTTCCCAGAGCACTGGGCGAAGGTACAGCTTGCGCGGCATATCGCCTCACGATATGCTTCCTGAGCAGCGGCGCTCCCCCCTTGTGTCGTCGCTGTGACAACGGCCCCTCCGCCTGACGGCGCGAGGGGTTCGTTGTTTAGCCGAACCGCTCTCGCATGCGGGCGGTAGCGATCGCGTCGCAGATTGCTTCGTGCAGGGCGTCGCTCAGTCCGTTGTCGAGCCCGGAGTCGAGGATGGCCACATGGACGAGCTCGTGGAAGAACGTCTTCCACCGCTGCCGTGGCGCAGCCCGCCCATCGATCGTGATCGTCCGCAGCTCGGAGTCGTACAGCCCCCAACACTCGGCATGCTCATGCCGGATGGGCTGCTTACTGACGATGACGCGCACCGGACCGCCCGGTCCCTCGATCGCCTTCGGCAGCGGCGGATAACGCATGACACGCTTGGTCATCAGTCTTCCTCGCGCTCGGCCAAGGCCCGTAGAATAGTCTCGATCAAAATCGGCAGTCGCCCACCGCAGGACGGGCAGTGCTCGAACCGCGTCGGGACGCCATGCCGCACGACGAACCAGCCCTCCATCTCCCAGCTGTACCAGCACAGGCCCGCGCGGACCATCATGTGCCGCCAGTCACACGCCTGCTTGCGGTCGCGCTGGCACGTCACCATGACTAGGTGTCCGGGTTGCTGACTGTCATCCCGAGCAGCCCAGCGGTCGCGTGGTAATAGAACGCCTGCATACCGCGAGGCTTGGCGACATACCCCTCGAGTGCGTGCCACCCATCGGGCGGGCAGATCGCGCGGTGCGTGCGAATCGTGACGCCGGACACGGTGTCGATCGCCGCCTCGCCATGCAGGTGGCCGGTGTGAATCTCGCGGTGCGTCGAGGCTCCCCACAGCTCTGGCACCTCAGCCGCCATGAGCTCGTGCAGCCGCTTCTTCGCCTTGTCGCCGTGCGCCAGACCCAGCAGGACATTGCCGTGCGTGATGTACTTGCGGCTGGTTCCCCGGTCGTCGATCCGGACTCGGCCGTCCTTCCGGAAGTACGCCGACAGAATCTGCCGCAGTGCGACGGTCATCAGTGCGTCGTGGTTGCCGGGGACGAGCACCACCTCCGTCGGCCCCAGTGCTGCCGCCTGCTCGATGATATCGAACAGCGTCGCGGCCCCCTCCTCGACCATCTTCTCGACCCGGCCGTCTCGATCCAACGGCGTGCCCTTGGTCGTCTGGCCGTGCGGGGTGTCGTAGTGGAAGTAGTCGCCGAGCAGCGCGATCACCCGGCGTCCGACGTTGTTGTTCTTCGCGTCCTCGAGCAGCTGGCCAGCAGACTCACGCAGCAGGTTGGTGGCGATCCGAATGTCGTAGTCCTGCCACCCCGTCTCCCGGCTCCATGCGTACTTGCCGATGTGCGGGTCCGCGATGACCAGCGCCTGCATGACGGCGGTGCTCTTTCGCTTGACCGCAGGCGCAGGCACCGACTGCCGGGGAGCCACGGCCCCAGCGATCATCGCCTCAACAATCTCGAGGGTCGACGGCCCCGCCTTCGGCTTCAGCTTGACGTAGACCCGGTGCAGCTCGGTGACCCGGACCTCGCCCGTCAGGTCGTCCTTCGACGCCGTCTCGTATTTCGTGGCCTGACTCTCGACCACCTCGAACCGCTCGAGGTCCGCCTCAATGTGCGCCAGCAGGTCTTCGACCGTACGGATGCGCGTGCCGACCGCCTTGGCCATGATGCCGTCCGCGCCGTCGGTCTGCTCGACCTCCTGCTCACTGCGCAGCCCGGCCGGGGTGATCGCGGCCGTCGGTTTGCTGGCGACCTTCAGGTTGTTTTTGGTGCGCTTGTTATTGACGCTGGCTTCCGTGCGGACCTTGCGTCCGCCGTGGAACTCAGTGTTCAGTTGCAGCGCGGTATTGGTCGCGGAATACCCGTCGGCACAGAACGCGACAAGCCGGGCGTATTCTTCCCGAGACCACGGGACATGATCAGCGCGAATCGGCATGCCACACAATACGACATAACGCCGAACCCGGCAATATCACCGCAATACCACACCCAATACCACGCCCGCGATAAGGGCCTGCGTTCGGCTGGGGCAGGGTAGACCTAGGATGCGGCAGCGATCGGCCTTCAGCGTGGCGATTAGCGCCTTCTGGACGGCAATGACGGAGTCTGCATCGCTCAGCACCACGGCCATCGCCCGGCGCTCGAGGGCATGACGTTCCCGCAGCGTGTCGACCGTGGCGGCGTACTCCGTTATCAGGTCAGACAGGGAGTCGACCTGAGCCGTGGCCACGATGAGGCCGTCGCGCAGCCGGTCGGCACTGGCCGAGGTGTCCACGCTGACCGCCTTGGCGTAGTCGTTCATGGACCGCGCCGACGCAAGCTGCCGCTGCAGCTTGATCGCGGCGACCCGCTCGAGGCGCTCGGATTCCTTCGAGGCATACTGCGCAGCGTAGGCGTTATTTCTGGCGACCTGCAGCGCCTTCTCGAGGGAGTCGATCCGGTTCTCAGCCGCTCGCACCCGACGCGACTGCTGGCCGGACGAGCGAGCGCCCATCGCCAACCCACCCACCACGGCGGCAAGAACCACGATCGCGATCAACATCCTAGGCATAGTCCTCGAGTCGGAATCCGGGCACCTGCTCTGGGTCATTCTTCCGTCCGGGGGCGATCTGCGCGTGAGTCGTGACAGGGATCTCTCCGTACTTCCCTCGAATCTCCGCAATGACTTGCTTCGCCGCCGCCTTCTGCTTGTCCGTCAGCGGCTCCTTCCCGTCGTTCTTATTGCTGAAGGACACGCCAATCGAGAGACCGTTCACATCCTTGTGCCCCTTCCACTCGCTCTTACCCGCATGCCACGCCCGCCGGTCATACGGCACGCAGCGGTAGATGGCTCCATCGCGCCCGATGAGAATGTGGTAGGACACCTTGCTTTCCCGCGACTGGATCCACGACAGGCAGCCCTTCTCGTTCGGGGAGGCGTCGGCGTGCAGCACAATGAGCTGGACCGACTGCGTGCGCGCGTTGTGGTTCGGGCTGGGGTGCGTCAGGTCCGGCATTACTTGGGCACCCGAAACGTGCCCGTCTTCCGATCGATCGCCTTGACGCCCGTCAGCACGCCGAACTTGACACCGTGCCACACCGCCGCCCACGCGAAGATGAGGCCGACGCCGAGGTTCATCAGCACCTCGGAGAAGGGCGGCGTGGTCAGCAGGAGCAGGTTGAGCAGCGCCCCCGAGATGACCAAGGCCAGCGCCGTCTTGATGGTGTAGTAACTCAGCTTACTGAAGCGGTCAATCTGCTTGACCCCGTCCCCGATCTTCGTGAAGAGCATCACATAGAACGCCAGCCCACCGAGGCAGATGAGGGCGTTGGCGATGGCGTTAGTCGACTGGAGCATTCTTCGCCTCCGGAAATATCTTGCCGATAACGATCTCGACGCCGCGCTGCCCGAGCACGCCGAGCAAGAACGCCATCGCGCTCATCGTCTGCTGGCTGGCCGCGATCCCCGTGACCTCAAAGACCACGGGGGTGAGGAAGTAGGCGCTCGAGGTGCCCGCAGAGACCGCGAGGAGGTTGTCGCGGAGGTTGCCGTGGCTGGCCTTGCCGACGGCAATCAGGCTGCCGAAGAACCCGGCCACCACGAGCATCAGGGGAGACTTGTCACTGGACATAACGGGTCCACAGGTGAAGGGTATACCACATCGGGTTGAATATCACTTCTGCCTCGGGAATGCAAGGCCGCGCAATACCTCA